GTCTCAGAAGATACGTCGACAATCTTCGGATTGATCACACCGATGACATTCTCTGATCGCATCACAAACATACGAGTACGTATACCAATCTGATTGGCCGAGAGTCCCATGCCTTCAGCATCGATCATCGTCTCAGCAAGATCGTTGTAGAGTTCTACAGCATTGACGATCGGATTATCGAAGTCAAACTTCGGCATCTCTTCTTTCAAGATCGGATCCGTATGCATTAAGATGTCTTTGATCATTTGATAATCCTGCTATAATCTAGTTTTGTCATTCTATTAATTGCTGTATGATACTTTTTCAGAAGTATGAGTTCATCTTTCGAAAAGTATTGACACCAATACTGTTTGCCATCTTTCTCTTCAATCCACTGGTTCATGCTGCAATCCTACTGAAATTTTTATGCTTCTCAAACTTAATCACCGAATGGAACTTATCATAGAGCTGATCGCCCTTATGTGAGATCACAAAAGTGTTCGTATCTTGTGTCAAGCCTTCGAGGATCTTCATGAATTCTTCTGTTCCCCCGACGTCGAGCGACGAGTCGAAGACTTCATCCATGAGGAGAAGGTTGGTCGAAGCAGAATTGCGCAGCTTAGCAATAGCCCTCCAGGTAAACATAAGGCTAAGATCAATGCGCATCTTTTCTCCTTCTGAGAAAGAGGCATAGCTGAAATCGTCTCTGTGACGCGACTTAATAGTTTCATTAAAGTTTTCGTCCAATTCGAACTGGACAAAAAAGTCCATGGCTGCGAGATACTTATTGATCAATTTATTCATGACAGGAACGTATTGCTTAATGATCTTCGTCTTGATACCTGTATCTTTGAGCAAAACACCTGCTACTTCCAGAACCGAACGATGATGTGTAAGTTCTTCTTTGCGAGCTTTGGTATTCTTTAACTCAGTCTTGAAAACATCGACATCATCAGTGCTCGTATCAATCGCAAGCGTATTATTACGAATCGATTCGATCTCTGCGTTGAGAGTCTTGATTGAATTCTGCCACGAACGAATGTCAGCATTATGACCAGTGATCTGTGTATTGAGAGACGTGATCTGTGTATTGATACCAGCGATCTCGTTCAGACGAGTCTCGATGTTTTCCATCTGTCTTTCGATCTCAACCATGGCAGTTTCAATCTCACTTGTCTTATTCGTGCGATTACTAATCCATTCTTCTTTGAAATCATGGTCGATACCTTGACGACATGTCGGGCAGTTATCGTGATCGTGAAAGAACGAGATCTCTTTCTTAAACTTACGAATCTTGGTCTCGAGATCGGTCTCCATCTGACGTAGCTTCAGCTTACGCTTCGATACCTTGTCATGATCCTCGATCTGTGCACTCAGAGATAAGATGTTATCAGACACAACTTGAATAGCAGTTTCAGTTTCTGATACACGATCTTCGAGTTCATCGATCATGCCTTGCTTAGCTTTGATCAGCTCGTCATTGTTGGTACGAAGAGATACGATATGCTTCTCTGCCAATTCGATTTTGTTTTCGATCAAGTTAATCTTATGATCAGACTCGTGTAATTCATTACGATTCTCAATAATCTTCTCTTTCAACAACGTATTCATTGTGCTGAAGATCTGAATGTCCAGAAGATCTTCGATGACTTCTCTTCGCCCATGAGCTGGGAGCTGCATAAAGGGCAAATAGTTTGCAGAGCCTAATACGACGATCTGGCTGAAGGATTTGAAACTTAATTTCAATAACTGCTTCTCAAAGTAATCTTGATAATCTTTATTGGAGCTATTTTGATTTAATAGTACACCATTTTGATATATCTCGAAGAGGTTAGGTCGCATACCTCTTTTTACAAGAAAAGCGTTTTTTCCTATCAGGAACTCACATTCAACTAAAAGGTTCTTATTTGTCATCGAATTAACAAGCTGCGGCTTATTGATGTTCCTGAACGCTTTACCATACAAGACATAAGACAGCGCATCCAAAATCGTCGACTTGCCTGCGCCATTTTCACCGAGAATGAGTGTAGATTTGCTGCGATCCAATTGGACTTCAGTCATTTGATTTCCAGTCGACAGAAGATTCTGCCAACGGAGTTTGTTAAAATAAATCATGATTACTCCACACTTAAAGCTTCACCATACAGCGTTGTTAAGAAATTGTACAATCTTTTTTTATCGACTGGTGTTTCCCATTGATCGATTACTTTGGTGAGAATTGTCAGAGTATCTTCCGCTTCCTTGACAGTGTCACGATCATCTTCCAGTTGAAGATTGAGATTGTCTTCGACCACTTGTATGTCAAGAGCACCTGCCTTTTCGAGCTTATCAATATATGTATCGAACCAGAAAGGATTGTTCTTGTTCTTCACAATGACCTTCACATAGTTGCCCTTAACAACATCGAAATCTAACTCATGAATGGACTCAAAGTTAGGCCATTTGGCATCATCATAGAACCACTTCTGAAACATCGTATAAGGATTCTGTATGAATGTTAGCTCACGAGTGTCTGTGTCAAATATATGAAAGCCCCTTGGATCATCATAGTCAGACCAAGACATTTCATAGGGTGCGCCAAGATAATTGATATTACCGCGCGTGGATTTATGATGGAAATGCCCACTACACACGACATCAAACTTATCAAACATGCTAGCGCTAAATCCATGATCATTCACTGCACCCTTATACATTTCGAAGCCCGCGAGCTCGAGATGCCCAAATAAAACCTGCGCAGAAGTGTCATCGATAAACTTCATGCTTTCATCATAGTTGCCAGAACAAATCCAAGGAAGTACGGCAAGGCGAAGGCCGTCGATATCGACTTCTGTTGGATCTGAGTAATAGTGAATGTCATACGTCGAGTGATCAAACAACTCGCGCATCGAATTCACTTCGTTCGTATTCTTAAACGAAGTATCATGATTACCAATGATAACGTCTAGTCTGATTCCGGAAGTATCACAGTGTTCGACGAATCGCCGTAAATGTCTGGCTGTAACAAAGTTGATATACTTTCGTCGATCAACAATGTCACCCAAATGAAAAATGCGGCTAATACCATTAGCAGAAAGGTACGGAAAGAAATGTTCATAGTAAAACCTATTAAAATATTCTGCGAACGCCGCAGAATCTCCACGAGCACCCCAATGGGTGTCAGTAATTAAAGCAATCTTCATTTAAAAATCTTCTTTTTGTTACTGTGATATTCACGTAATGCTTTATCTGCATAATCACGAATGGCTTCCATTGAGACCATATAGTTATATCGAATATGTTTCGGTGTTCCTTCGTCAAGCATATTTTCTTTGATCTGTTCAATGAGTGTTGGAATATTATCCTTCATCTTCTTCGTCCTCGATAAACTTCTCTACGCCTTTCTTTTCGACAGGCTTTGGTGGTTTCTTTGCTTCAAATTTCTCTACCAATTCACCAAGCTTTTCTGAGACATTGATAAACGCGGCATTAAAATGCGATCGATCTTCAGGCGCCATGTCCACGAGTGTGTTCATGATCATGCTATTCTCAAAAGCTTTGTGCTTGATATATGTGTGCTTCTTTTCTTTTTGAATTCGACGTAAGAAGGCATAGTAAATGATTTGAGTAAAGTATGCGAATGGATTTGATGATTTTTCTGGATTAAAGTTGTGAATATATGTCAAGCAGTTTTCAATGCCATCGCCTACCATCTCTTCGCGATAAGAATACCCAATAAAGTTAGGTCGAGTTGAGAGGCGCTGTGCAATCAACATGATGCATTTGCCTACGTAATTCGGAATCGCTGGCCTTGGTTCACCATTTTTCTTCGCTTCTTGACAAGAATTCCAGAACTTGACCATCTCGGTATAAAACAACTTATTGTCGATATAGTGGGTAGTCGGTTTCTTTTTAATCATCATTCAACTTTCTCAATTTACTGTACTTTTTCCTACGAGTCTTTGTGTCAGAAAAGATTTCATCTTACGATCCATCTCATCCATACCCTCGAGGGTTTGTTTTAACATGACATCATTATCGCGTTTAGCCGTAAATTCAACGAGTCGGCCATAATATTCTTCGAGTCTATTCGAAGGATTATAGTTATACAATACCACGTTTTTCTTTATATGTACACAGTTATCTTTCGAAAATGCTAACAAATAATCCATACGAATACCAGAACCTTCATCTGAGTCGTCGACAATATCCATCATAAATGGTTGTTCAATTGTATATGTCGCCGATCTATCTGTTTCATTTTTGATTTTACCGATCAGGACTTCGCCGTTAATCAGATGTAATACTTTTATCATAATTAAACCTTTACGTTATAGATTTCGTAGTCAAACTGCTCAGCATCATAGATCTTTGTTCTTTCAATAAAATGCTTAAGAGTGAAGTTTTGGTGGGATTTGTAAGAGAGATCATCGACGATATCATATAAGATAGCGCCGTGTTCTTGTTTCTCTTCATGCAATCGAAGCATGCGACCGATAGATTGTAGAACCTTAATTTTCGACTTCGATGGAGAAGCGGCGATCATATGATGTAGTCGATTGATACTCACGCCTGTCGATGTCGTTCCTAGCGAGGCGAGGAGGATGGCGTTTTCTTCTTCTTCGAGAGCCTTTCGTATCGATTCTCGCATATCACCACTAACAGAACCATCGATGTAAAAAACATTATGATTAGTACTTCTTGTGATGAGATCATAGAGTGTTTTACCATGATCGACAATTCGAAAGAAAACAAGCTTATTACCTTTTAAAGAGAGTCCGAGGTTGCGAATGAACTTATTCCGAGCTTCACTACCAACGAGGAAATCGATCTCTTCTTGATATGTTTTTCCTTTGAGCTCTTTGCTTGTCTGTTCATCATACTTCAGGACGATACACTTGATCTTGAGTTTAGATACGTATCCTTGATCCATAAGCTCTTTTGTGGTAACTGCTTTGTATTTTGGACCGAAGAGACCTTCGATTGTTGTCTCATTAAGAGGTGTACCATCGAGCGTGCCGGTAGTACCAAAACGATACTTACAATCAGTAAGACTGCTAAGAATTTGTATAAGCGAAGTAGCTTTTGCTCCATGGGCTTCATCTCCGAATACGACTCCAAACTGTTGATACCAAGGTTTTGGCATCTTATTCTTACCATTATTGAGTGACTGCCACGTTGTAATAACAAGTTCGGCTTCAATATCATTCGCCTTACTCAAACCTTGAGTCGACATATGAATATCACCTGTATACCCATATTCTCGAAAGTCACTCTCCATCTGATTTACCAGCCCAATCGTAGGAACGATAATCAAACCTTTGTGTTTCTGATACCATCTCATCAGAATGTAGATCATTAATGATTTACCAGAAGAAGTTGGCGATACTAATGTTCTTCGATTCGATCGAATACACTTTAAGATCGAATCAAACTGATAGTCTCGAATTGCATACTTTTGAGGAATTCCAAGAGTATCTATGAATTCTCTTAGCTCATGCTCAGACACTCCGTCGTAGTACATCTCTTCGTCAAACGAGAATGTATAGTTTCGAGCATCACAAAACTTTTTAATATGCCTTGCCAATCCGGCGTATACATATCCAGTTAGATTGTTAACGAGACGAATCTTTCCATCCCACATTCTGGCTCGATACTTTGGATGGAACTTATAGTTCTCAGCATAGAACGTAAACGCATCTGCCAGTTCCATAATAGTCGATGGCTCTGCCTCCACTTTGACGTGGACATTATTAATAAATTTAAGGTGCACTGAACTCATTAAATACCTACTTTAAAACGCTCCCACTCGATAGCGGCCTTAATATTAAAACCACGAGCAGTGAGAGACTTGATGATGGATTCAAGGAGATCGATCTTCTCGTGCTGAATGCCGATTTTCAGTGATAGATTCACCATATCCTTGTCTGCTTCGATATAGTTATTCACTTCAGATTTCAGTATTTTTCCTTGCGGTGGCAAGCGCCAACCTTTCTCATGAGACTCTTCTGTCGGTCCGAGAGTGTAAAACTCCAGCTTCTCGAGCTTCAGTTGCTTCAGTTCGACTTCTTGCTTACGAAGCAACAGCCGCTCATGCGTAAAGATCTTGAAATACTTGTGATGGAGCTTTGGAATGTTGAGCGCCTCGTCGCCGAGCTCAGAGCGATTAATCTGGGAATCCTTTTCCCATTCTGCATAAATGTCATCAAT